CCATTTAAAAATCTATCGTATAACTCGTAAAATTTACTTAAAGAACCACCATTATATTTTATTTCACTCCAACTACTTTTTACCTCACCATATCCTATTGATCGACCAAAAATATCTTCAGTATAGAAATTAACATTTCCTCCACCAATTTTACCCATAGCAGCAGCGACACCTTTCATTTCTCCTTGCCAAGACTTTGTGGTTTGTGTTGCTCTTAATTGCATAATACCATCAGAAAAATGTAAATACATATCTGCTGAATTAAAAAAGTCTCCTGTTTGACCAAACTGATAACCTAAAAATCTAACTTTCTTATTATGTTTTCTTGTAGGTAAATTAAAAGATGTTATCTTCGCTGTACTACCTTCTACTTTCTTTAATGAGATACCTAATGTTGTAGTTCTTTGAGAATATACTGCCTCTCTTAAAGTTGTCCACTCAACAGGAACTACTCCCTTCTTAGAAATGAACGGATCTTTAGTAGTAGGATCAAGCGTACTCATCCATATATCACCTGGATTCCATTTATCATCTGAAAAAGTACCAGGCGCTGTAGTTGATGTATTATCTGCTCTTGCAACTTTCTTATCAAAATCAAATGCCATCTTTTTATTCTTATAGACAGCGTTCATAAAAGGAGATCCTCTATGAAAGTAGACCCTCTTACCTTTAAATTTTGCACCTTCTTTTGATGAATAAATTGCATTTGCTGTTTTTATAAAAACTTCTTTCTCAAACCAATCTTCAGGACAATTATTAAAACAATCTTTTGCTTTTATTTTTTTTGACTTATCGTAAGTAAAACAATACTTGTCTTGTTTAGTAAGGTCTGCAAGACTTGTATTTTTATTATCTAATTTAGATAGTGATGTATTATAAAGTAAAGACAAATAATAACATTGTAAAGATTCAGTCCAAGTTGTATCTTGCGATCCCCCTCCTGATCCTTTACCCCCACCAAAATCTTCATCTTTGAAAAACTGTGTTATAGGTTTTGAACCTGAAATTTTTTTAGAAGTTTTACTAGCGGCATATGATAATATAAATTGATTACTATTTTGTTGAAAAGACATACCATAAACTTTATTTGCATTATCTTTATCACCGATAGTAAAAGGTTTTTTATCTTTTATCTTTGAGCGTACTATGTCTTGATAGTTTAGACCCTTGTAAGGACCACCACTTGCCTTCTTTTTATCTCTAACATCTGCTAATTTTAGTGCTGCCATACTGCTATTTATATAACATTATAGCGTAATTGTCAAGCGTTTATTTTGCCTAGTGTGAGAAAATCAACAATGCCACCGTTAGGTTCCCATTGTTTATGCTTGTTTTGATGGTTTGTTATGGCGTCTGTATCTTCTTTAAAGAAGTTTTCGACTATGATAGAACCAGTAGGTCTCTCAATACATTGATATACTATTGATTCGCCTTTCTTGACCATTATAGTTTCGTAAGATAACTTTACATTTCTTCTAGGTGGTCGTCTTTCTTTTCTTTGTCTAGGCATTTTTTCCCTTCATAGCTTTCATTAACTTGTTTCTATTCTTCTCACCGATATCTCGTACCTTCTTATTCCACTCTTCGATTTCTTTATCTATTTTTTTCTTTTTTCTCTTTGTCATTTTACTCTATTTCCTCTCAATGCAAAAAATAAACCACCACAATAAAGTAGTAAATGAAAATGCTCGTACAGAATTACATACACAATACTTTCAGGTTCTCCGATCAGTATTACTCCTGTCATTATACCACATATAACTATACCTGAAAATCTAGTGAGCATATCACCCACTCCGTCTTTAAGTGCAATAGTTAATCCGCCTACAAGCAATCCTATACCTGCAAACAATTCTCCCCAAGCAACAAAGAACCAAACTGACATAGGTAACCCAAATGCCTCTGCGTCTGATACATCAATTGGTAGTTTCTGTAACCCTTGTAGAATAAACACAATGGCTAATGGTACTCTAAGTAACCAGTTAGCACCTTTGAAGTCTGGAATCTTTTTTAAATATTGTTCTAGTGTCATCATATTTTAAAGTCTGAAAACTTATTAAGTCTTTCAGCAGTTTCTGAATTATCAAATACAGATTTCTCTGGTTCGTTTTGTTGATTAGCGTCTACCATATCATCTTGAGCAGACTGTTCAACATCATATATTCTCATCTTAGAACGATCAACACCCAGCATAAACTTACGATTGACTGTTGGGTCATTATATCTATTCTTTAATTGTTTTACAAGAAACTGACCTTTCTTTTCTAGTTCTTCAGTAGATATCAAAGCGAACATGAAGTCTGCTGTTGCCGGTAGACCGAAACTCTCGGAAGTATCTTCAAGACCAATGTCAGTAGACCCAAAACCTGTTCTCGTAGTTTGTGTTGCCGAGAAGATAGGAAGGTCAAATTCGACTGCCAGACCCCTAAGTTCTTCAGCGATAGACTTGACTATGGTATATGAGTTTGCTTGCGAACCTGCCTTCAACCGAGACGATACAGCAAGGTTTAAATAGTCAATATAGATAACATCTGGTTTAAAATCTTTCTTCATAATAAGTTCATTAAGTAATATCTTCATATGACCAGCGTGAGCAGAAGCAGTAGGAAATTCTTTGACGATTAATTTGCCGGTAGTCTTTTCTTCTAGATGTTTGATCTTATCTTGATACATCATTTTTGGTAGTTCAGGTAGATCACTCATAGCAACATTCAAAAGATTAGAGTCTATTCTTTCGGCAATTCTCTCTTCAGCCATTTCAAGTGTAATATACAATACATTCTTGCCTTGTAGTAAGTTTGCAGCAGCAAGATGACACATAAACAAAGTTTTACCAACACCAGTACCTGCAAGAATAATGTTTAGAGTTTTAGTCGGTACACCACCACGAGTAATACGATTCATAAAATCTAAATCAAATTCAACTCTCTCTTCTTTTCTATGGTAAAAATCATATCGTTGGGATGCCTCTTCTATAAAATCATGCCCTATCTTTTGATCGAATGATACAGACAATGCATTAGATAATAGTTCTGGTAAATATTCAGGTGTATGTGTTTTATCTTTGCCATCTAGAATATGAATGCCATCCATAATAGCATTGTGTATGGCACGATCTTTACAAAACTTTTCTGTTGTTTGTGTTAACCAATCTAAATTGATTTCTTCTTTTTGAAAAGTGGCGATTGTACTGGTAATATTTTGAAACTCGGCGTCATTGATATCTTTTCTTGCATTTAATTCGATTGCAAGTGTTTCTTTTGTTGGGGCAGTATTATACTTATCATAGAAAAGACTAATCTCTCTAAAGATTAACTTCTCTAATCTATCTGTAAAATACTCCTCTTTAAGAAAAGGTAAAACTTTTCTAGCATATTCTTCGGTGTGTATGAGGTGCTTTAAACTAGTTCTTTCAATTCGTTCTTCCATTCAACTCCTGATCCATTACTTGTATTAATATATCTCCAATATGATTGATGAATTCTTGGCTATCAGTATTAGCATCCACAAAATTTTGATCTACTGTATAATCAAATTTCATAGGTAGATTGCCATTCTCATCTTCTTCTTTTGCAAATTGCACATTCCCATAGTGATACACTATATCTTCATACGGTCCACTAGTAAGTTTAATTGACGCCATTTCTTGATCTCGTTTTTCAACAAAGACATAATCAACTTCATGTTTAGGTAGGGTCTGTTTCTTGCTCTTCGATACCATATTTAAATTCTTTGGCTGCCGCCTCATCTAATTGTTTTAAAATTTCTGGAGTATAATACTTCTCTGGATCATTGTTGATGGTTTTTCCGAAAGTCTTTGAACCATCTGGTAATTCTATTCGTGTAGAAACTTGTTTAAATATACCATACTTTAATGCTAGTTCTAATAAACCATAATGTTTATCTAAACCTTTATCGTATGTAAGTCTCACATCAACCATTTTATTTTCTTTAGTCAATCTTGACTTGTGGTTTTTACAATGAATTATATTACCTATAATTTCTGTCCCGTCTTTTTCTTTTCTCTTAGAGAGATAGACGATGGAACTAGCCGCATATTTGAGACCAGATCCGCCGCCCATTTCTTTAGTCGGGAACATAGAACCAATGACATCGTAGGTGTGATTGGTAATAATAAGTGGCACTTGTGCCTTGCCAAGTTTCAATGTTAAGACTCTAAATGCTGCCTTAACAATTTGTGATCTTGTCATATCTCTTGTTTCTTTTCCTGCCTCGGTATCTTCCATCTCTTTTGTGGTTGATAACATACCTAGACTATCTAAGACGAGCAACATAGGTTTTCTATCTGAAACATCTTGCTCAATATATTTGTCTAACACTCTAATTGCTTGGTGTCTGAATTCTTGTACTGTGGTTACTGGCATAATAATCATACGAGAAGAATCAATACCTCTATCTTCAATCATATCTTTTGTCAATGCAGATTCACTCTCAAAGTAAATGACACCAGCGCCTGGATTTTGTTTTAGAAAATTATCTACTACACCTAATACAAAGAATGTTTTACCTGTAGCACTCTCACCAGCAAGAGCAGTAATTTTGTTTGCAGGTAAACCACCGTGAATGGTACCTGATAATAAACTATTGAATATATAACTACCGGTATCTATGAAGTTAGAAACATCACCTGCCTCAACACCTTCAGATACTATACTGGCATATTCATTACCAGTCTCTTTAATAATTTGTTTGAAAAAATCTGTCATTTTAAATCACTCCCGAATAATATACTATTATAACATATTTATAAGAAAAAATCAAGCGAAAAATCCCTCTAATGTGGATTTTCTTGAGTCTTTAAATAAATCTAGTTCTTTGTCACCGAAACACCAAACATTCTCTATGAAAATTTTATTCATAAATTCTGCCTTCTCTTTTTCATCTTTAAATAGTTTATCTGATTTAGGTCGTTGCATAATTCTCATACCAATTTGACCTAAGAATTTGTCTTTAAGGTGATTTACCAATTCATCACTAGAACGATATCGTGTGCCTTTGATTTTAGGATCCATAATATTGCAAAACATAAATCTGGATACTTTCATACTCTTTTCGGCAACTGGTAAATAGAAGTCATCACGCCATTTCTCATATTCATTAAACTTAAACCAAGATTGATTCTCTTCTTTGTCGCCACCTTTATTATATTCTTCAGTAGAAAAATAAGGTGGACTTGTAAATGCAGTATCTATATCAGGTAGTTCGTCATAAGGTAAATCTTCAGCACCACAATTCCATATCTTTACCTTTTTAGGTTTAGGTAATAAACTATTATATGCTTCAATCTGTTTCATATATCTTGCATATGTATTAGGATTAGGATCACAACCATAATATTCTTCGGCATTACTAGCAAAGAAACCGGCAAGTCTATCACCCCAACCACAACTTGTATCAAGCACTCGTTTCGCTTCAGTCATATTATAAACAGTCTTGGCAACAATAGGTTTGAATTGTGTTGCAATATATGTACCCAATCTGAAGGCTGATATATAACTCTTGTCTGATAGAACACCACCTCTTAGTTCTTCTTTACCATCAACTACAACTTTCTTAACATTATTAATGCCTCGCCATATAGGACCAAAACATCGCCAGATATCTTTTGCAGTACCATTATTCCATACTTCTATTGGTGCTCTGAAACCATAACTCGAACAGGCAAGTCTTAGGTCTTGATGATAATAGTTTGACACATCATTGAATGTAGAAGGACCGTCAATCAATCCTAAACCATATTCTTTAAATGAGTATTCGTAGTCATCATACTTTTCAAATATTTCTTTTTCTACTTGCTCAATCGGTGTACAGTACTTACTAAAGTCTGCCTTTTGTAATTCATTGAATTTAAATCTAACAGTATGTTCATTAATATTTTTTAAAGGAAACTTAGGTCTGACTGTCGCAACATATTCAGATAATGTTTCTCTAAATACATCTTTACCATATTCGTTAGTATATTGATCGAATGTCTGATTGTCTAAGATAGGTAGTTTATCTTCGTTGGCGTGTCTCTCTAAGAGTTTAAATAATGTTTTATTTGACATATTAAGGGTTGACATATTCTTTAAATAGTTTAACTCCTTTCTTACAATTCTCTATCCATTGATCTGCGTTGCCATCATCTGAAATATATTTAAAACATCTAAACCGTATTTTATACTCTTCACATACAGACGCCAAGGCATATGCTTCCATATCAGCAACATCATATTCAGCAGTAAACTGACTATCACCTTCCCAAAAGTTATCGCCTGTACCGCAAACAAGATTGCTTGGTAGAACCAGACCTGTGTTTATTGCACCTTTACCAAAAGGTGTCTGATAAGTTTCAAATCCTAATTGTGTTGCGTTCATATCTCTTTGTATAAATTTTTTAATCTCATATATTTTACCGACTTCAACTCTTCTAGAACATTTAGCGGCAGTACCATAATTAATAATAATCTTAGGTTTGTTCTTGATAATATAATCTACTAAAACTCTAGTGGCATTTATCTTACCAACTCCTGTGATTAAAACATCTTTTTCTAAACCTATAATTTCTTGTGGAAGTGCTGATACTATCATACGCCTTTAATTGATTCAATTCCTTTTTCTGG